TTATCTATGGCGCAAGATTTGCTTGAGCAAGCTCTGCCAGCCGTAGGATCAGATTCTGAAGAAGGTCGTTCTATTTTGAACGCCATCAGCGTAATTAACAAAGTCATCGGACCTAAAAAATCCAAGACCAATGAATTGCAACCTACAGAAATTATGCAGATGTTGCAAACCCTACCCCAAGCTGGCGGTGCAACGGCTGAAGGCAAAGCAATGGCACAAGCACCAACCATCCCAGGTATGTCCACCCCAGTACCTCCACCAGCTCCTGCTGGCGGTTTACCAGGTGGCGCACCTTCCGCAACTCCACAAATGTAAGGAATCATTATGGAACTCTTTAAACCCCGTGGCGCTGCTTTACCACGCAGACCAACTGACAACAATCAGAAAAACGGTCAAGTTATCAATACTCCACGCTTCTCAGAGTTTGGTGGCTTGTCTGCTGCTCCTAAAGCTGGCTACAAAAACATGATGTCGATGTCACATCCTGGTGACACAAAGAAAGTTATCTAATCTCGAAAGGGGATAAATTATGAGCTTAGAAGATCTATCATTTGAACAGCGTGATGAATTGGCTTTGTTGGCTAAGCAATTGGCTGACAATCCACAAACACGCAAACAATTTTTACGCATGACAAAACAGGTAAAGCCTGACTTGTCTATTCCAGAATTAGAAATCGAAGATTACACAGAGAAAAAAATCAACTCTGCGGAAGAACGAGTAATGAAACTGGAAGCACAATTGCGTGAAAGAGATGCAAAACAAGAACTCGACAACCGCAGAGCGAGATTAGGTCGCACTGAGGATGAAATTGCTCAGATTGAGAAGTTAATGCTTGAAAAAGGCGAGAAGTTAATGCTTGAAAAAGGCATGACTAATCATGAAACAGCAGCAGAGTACTTTGATTGGATGAAGCAAGCTGCCGTNCCTACATCCAATTCAGCAATGGGTTACAACCCAAGCGCTATCAGCAAGTTTGACCTATCAAAATACTGGAAAAACCCACAGATGGGCGCAAGGGATGAAGCAGCAAAAGCATTGGGCGAGTTACGCAAGAACACTCGACCAATTGGTATTTAAACAGCAGTAAATAGGGGATATTTACTTTTAATGGAGAATTATTATGCCAATAGGTGGCGGAATAGTTCCAGCGTCAGGATCATCGCAGTATAACGAGCTTACTTATGTAACCCGTAGAGCGTTTATCCCCAAGCTGGTCGTACAGTTGTATAACAGTACGCCCTTGATGGCTGCGTTGATTGCTAACAGTCAACAGGCTTCAGGCGGTGTATCCCAAGTAACCGTGCCAGTTCAAGGCGCTCAGTTTGTTAACGCACAGTGGTCTGACTACTCTGGTTCATTTAACCAGCCAGCAGTTCAGCAAGGTGCATTTAACGCTGAATTTAACCTGAAGCTCATGATCGCTCCTGTACCGTTCCTCGGTATGGAAGGTGCTGTTCANCAGGACTANGCAATCATTCCATTGATTGAAGCCCGTATGAATGACGCAACCAATGTGATGATGGATGCGATGGCAACCGCTTTGTACACCAACTACACTAACACTCAACAGTTCATTGGACTGCCAGGTGCTATTGATGATGGTACAAACCTACAGACTTACGGTAATATCAACCGTTCTACCTACTCATGGTGGCAGTCTAAGGTTTACAATGCTGGTTCAGTAAACCCAACTCGTCAAAATGTACTCCAATACATTTCTGGAACAGTTAAGAAAGGTGCTGAAGTACCTACTTTTGGTGTTTGCGGATTCGGTACTTGGACACTCCTCGCTCAAGACTATGTTGGTCAAGAGCAATATGTAATTACCCCTGGACATGGCTTTGATGGCGATTCCAACGGTCCTCAAGCAGCTTTCCGTGCTTTGATGGTCGCTGGTGTGCCTATTTACCCAGACCCATATTGCCCAGAAGGTACTTTGTACTTCATCAACAGTAACTACATGAGCTTGTATATCCACGATCAAGGTTCATTCGTATTTACTGGTTTTGAATCCACTCTACCTAACTGGCAGATTGGTTATGTTGGCGCTGTCTTGATGATTGCTGAATTAGTAAGCACCAAGCCTAAGTCAATGACCAGAGTGCAGGGTTACAACTCTATTTCTTTATAAGGAGCAAATACCATGTCACTCGGCTTAAATAAAATCCTAATCACCAGTACTAATACGAACACCCCTGGTGCGTATTGGCAGTTAACTACCCTGACCGTTACCTCTCCTGGTACAGTCATTCCAGCAGGTTCTTACATTCTGTTTCCAAACACCAATGTGAGCATCTCTGCTGTGTCTGCGTATAACACAACTACCAATGCTGCAACTTGGACAACTGTATTAGCAAACAACTCTGGTTCAACATTCCTCGTTTCCGATGGTGTGAATGTGGCTGCTAACGCAACTACAAACAGCACAATTACATTGGCAACTGTGAACGGTGGACAAGCTGTTTCTGGTACTTTCAACGCAAGCTAAGGAGCAATAAATGGCTAATCCAGATTCAGTAGGACAGTTTTACCTAGACAGTTTCGGGAATGGTCGTATTGCTGTAAGTCAGGCTACTGCTTTAAATACAACGGGTAATGCTACCGTAACAGGTATCAAGCTCCCGTTGTTAAGCGGTGGTTTAACTAATGCTAATGCAACCGTTGGTTCTGGTGGCGTTATTGTGCGTAGAGTTACTGTAAACAATTCAATCGGGAATATCTCGAATGTGATTATTTCTGTAACCACTAGCTCTGACGGCAACATCTCCAACGCTGTAGTAGCAAATACAACTCTTAGCAACTTGACTGGTCCTGGTACTTACCAAGACTTGACTATTGCAAGTCCGTATAACAGCAGTTCTGCTATTACTGGTTTTACAACCCAAGCTCTGTATGTCAATGTGAACACTGGTAGCGGTAATGTCGCTAACACTGCAACCATTGCCGTATATGGCGATGTAGTGAGTTTCTAATATGTCAACAATCTTCGTAACTAACAATTCTGATAAAAAGCTCACCGATGGCTATGCTGGTGTGTTTTATGAGTTTAAAAAAGGGGAAACCGTAGAGATTCCCGTTGAAGTAGCTCGTCATGTATTTGGTTACGGAGAAAGTGACAAAGAACCGTATTTGGCAAGGCTAGGATGGGTGATCTCCCGTAATGACTTGGAAAAGGGTTTAGAAATCCTTTCTCAGTGGGAGTTCTCATCCGAAGCACCCAAAAAGAACCAATCGTTATCCCCGTTGGTGGAAAGAGTACCCCTCCCAACCTCACGGAAGGGCGGGGGAAAAGTCCTTCAGGCGGTAGCATGAACTATGGATCGTAAATGGCAAACCTATCGAGCTACATCACTCAAGTTCGTAGATTGCTCCACGATGCTAATGCAAACTTTTACACTGACCAACAGTTAACTGATTACATTAACGAAGCACGGGAGCGAACAGTACGAGATACAGGCGCTTTGCGTGAAGTTATTGTTACGCAAACTCCGTGTCAGGTCGCACCAACAGCTACAGCAAATGGCGCATCACCAGCGTACCCAACACAATGGGTGGCAAATACAACAGTTACTGCGAACACTTTTGTTTTCAGTAATATTTATACTTATCAATATGTTACTGGTGGTACATCAGGATCTTCTGCTCCTCCATACCCCCAAGCAACACAGAACAATTACAACAATTATCCTCCAAGCACACCTTTTGCAGACGGTACAGCTACCTTGCAATATGTCGGTAATGCGGAGAATATTTCGTATGCAGCATTAACCAATTTAGTCGGATCTAGCCCACTTACGCCTAGTTCTGGCAACACCATTTTAGATATTATCAATATCAACCTGTACTGGGGAAATACTCGTGTACCGCTTGATTATTTACCTTGGTCAGATTTCAACGCTAGATTGCGTTTTTGGCAAAACTACATTGGCAGACCATTGTGCTTTAGTATTTATGGTCAAGGACAAATTTACATAGGTCCAGTACCCGATCAAGTCTATCAATTAGAGATTGATTGCGTGGTATTGCCTAATCCTTTGTCATTAAACGCATCTACCACGACAGATACCATCACAGATCCTTACTTCACCCCTGTGCAATTCTATGCTGCCTACCTTGCTAAGTATTACGAGCAAAGTTTTGGCGAAGCTGAAATTTTTAAACAAGAATATCAACGCCACGCTCAATCAGTACTCAATACGGTATTTACCCGTAGAGTGCCTAGCGTTTACTCAAGTCCATATTAAGACATGGCTGCT